ACTTACCTAAACTATTTTGAGATTGGTCTCCTAATTCTTTTTTTGTAGTTCTGCTAAATTCACTTTCTTTTACAGCTTCTTTTTTATAAACAAATGGAATATAAGATGTATCTAATTTTTCAAACCTTTTCTTAAAGGTTTCAATATCCATCAATTGTTTAGCCAATTCATATTTTAAATTAGCCCTAAATTCATCTAAAGCATCTATTGTTTTATCTCCACCTTTTTTAACATTATCAGCAGTTGGAGTTAATGTAACTGTTTTTAATTGTTCTAAAGTATCTAATTCAAGTTTTGCAATATTCTTTTTAATTTCATCTCCTAAAACATCATATGCAGCATTAATTCTATTCTTTTGTTCCGTAACTGATACTAATCTTGTTGCAAATCCTGTTCCTTCTATTTTTTCGGATGTAATCTTTTTTAATTCCGCATTTCTTTTTTTCTCATTCTCTATTTGTGCAGCATTAGCAATATTTAATTGCTCAATGTTATTTTTCTCTTTAGCGGTTGCACTTGATTGTATTGCTGCCTGATTTACTAAAGTTTGATAAAACGCTTTATCTTGACCTAATTTTGCATTTTGAATAGCTGCACTACTGCTATATAAACTCTTTAATTGTTTTAATGCTTCTTCTTGTTGTGTTTTATTTCCGCCAACAATAATTTCAGCTAATAAAATACCTTTAGTTCTTTTAGTTTGTTCGCCACCTATTAACTTGTAAATATCATCAGCTACTTCTTTAAGTTTCTTTCTAAATGCTTCTAATTCTCCTGTTGGTCCTTTAAAGAATTCGCTTATTTCTTTGCTAAATGTAACTGCTAATGAAGATACAATACCAATTGCAACTCCAACCCCTGCTGGACCTATTAACCCAGCTGCCATTGCTTGTAAAGCCTTTTTAGTACCACCTTCAGTTGCAGCTAATCGTTGGAAAGATTCCACCATAGGGTTAAGGTTATTCGCCACACCCATAATTCCATAAGGAGCATCTTGAGCAATCCTTGAAAAGTTTATAAGTGATTGCGAAGCATCACCCATTGATTTTCCTGATTGATTCAGTCTATCGTTTAAATGAGCAATCTTACCGCTAGTATTAGCAATATTTTCATTTAATGTTTTAATTGTACCTACATCAGTAGTCTTTTTTAAGGTATTTTGAAATTGCCTTAATTCATTTTGTGCTTTTATTAATTCAGCCTCTAATGTAGATACATCCGCATCAATACTTATAAAAAACTTATCAAAAGACTCTGCCATAATATTTTAATTTACTCCGTACAACTTTAAAGTCCTTGCCAATTGGTCGCTTGTTAACATTACCTTTTCTTCTTCTATTTCCAAATCATCAATTGCTGGTATGTGCCAAAAAGCCTTAATACTTTTGGGTGATTTTTCAGTTGTGTTACTTAAATATACAATATAGGCAAGGTTTCTAGTCCTTGCCCATTCGTTTAACTCTTGTTTTTCTTTACCCATTACGATAATAGAAAAGTCTTTCCAAGTCATATCCCAAAACTCATTGGGTCTTATATTGCATTCAGCAGCCTTAACTAAAATATCATCCCACCCTAACTTTATTAGACTTTTTTTTTTCTTCTTTAGGTGTTCCTTGTACTGTTGTAACTGTATGTTCTACAATGTATTTTAAGTACAAAAGGATTTGTCCTTCAGGGTTAAAAATTCCGCCTATTTCATCAATCCAATCGCAAACATCATCTTCGGTAAATTCTATTTCTTGTTTGTTAGAAATACATCCTGATTTATATCCGATGTATATTAGTTTAACAATGTTATCCAAGTCATATTGATTGCTACCTAAAAACTCAAAGTATTTGTCAATAGTTATGTCTTTTGCTTTGCAAAATTCCCTCATTGACCAAGTACCCCATTTTAATTGAATTGTTTTGTTGTTTAGTTTTAATTCAAACATAGGTTATTTGTTTACGCTTGTTCAGTTTGTGTTAATGGTGGTACAGTTACTACGAAAGTTGCAGTAAATTTAACATCATCTTTATCAGCAGCATTTACTTCAAAATCGCTAATAAATACTTGACCTGAATAATACACATCACCTGAAGTTGGTGTTGCTTTACCCATCTTCATATTGAAGGCAGTTTTAGCAGCGTGAGCAGTGTACAATTGTTGGTAAGAATCTTTACTAGGAGTTCCTGTTTCATCAATTGCAAAACCTTCGCCTTTGAATGATTGAGTAAATGAAGGACCAGCTTGAAATTGGTCTCCACATTTAGAAGTTGCATCAATAGTGTTTACTGTTGATGTCATTGAGTTAGTTGTAAGACAAGCAACAGGTTTGAATGTTCCGTCATTGTCTATGTCAGCGGTAAGGATATAATCTCTTGCTGATACTTTTGTTTCTGCCATTTTATTTTAATTTTGAGTTATTATTAAATTATAAGTTATTATTGTTCTCCATATATTATCCGAAGGGTTTAAACCATCTAAATTTCTAATTGCACCCACCACCAAACTTGAAGCGTAAAACCCATTTGCAAGGGTAATATTTGTTTCCGAGTTGATTGCAGCTAGTATTAAATCGCTTATTGTTTCGGCTCTTTTATATCCAAAGTTACTATTTTTTATTACAATGTCAACATCAATGGTAACTGCATTGGTGTAACTGATTTTACCTTGTTCCTGTGCCGATGCTCTGCCTGTCATAATCACATATTCATTTACTCCGTTATCAGGTGCATAACCATCGTAAACAGGCAATGTACTTGAACTTGTCAAATTGGTATAAAACCATTTCTTTATTTCTATATTAGGATTTAACATTCTTTATGACATTTTTTATGTTCTTTCTCAAAATGGGCATTTCACTTTCAAACGCTGGTATTAAGTATGGTCTTGGTCGTAGGTTTACTTTTCTTATTCCTTTGCCTTTAAATTGCATTGCAAAATCCTCATATCCAGCAGGAACGTTAACTGTTCCACCTGTGCCAAATTCTACATAAGGTGCGTATTTTAAACGGCTTCCAACTGTGTATAAAATTCTTTTATCTTTTAATACACTTACTAATTGTATTGAACCAAGTAAAGTACCATTATCAGTTGAATTTGCAGCAACTGACTTTTTTGCTTTGTTTTGAATAGACAATGCAGATGCGTTAACTTCTTCTGCAACTTCCTTTTCTATTTCAATAGGTAATTTGCCTAATCTTTTAATTAGTGCATCTAATCCTTCAATCTTAAATGAAACATCATTTGCCATTAGAAATACATTAATATTTCGTAAAATCTAAATTGGTTTTCTACATCCTTCAATGAATGAATAACGTATGTTTCGCCTTCTGCCAATATTTTATAGTTATTATTGATTGTTACATCATAACGGATAAATAGCTTTGCAGCCCTTGTATATGTTATTTGAGCATCCATTAACTTTCTGCTTTCATCCATAGGTCTAAAATCCCCAAATACAGTCTCCTGTAAAGCATAGGTAGTTGTGTAGCCACCTTGCCCATCAGCGGTGATTGTAGGCACATATAAGCCTATTTCCGAGTACATTGTATTGGCATCTACATAGTTTGCCTTTTTGCTTCCTATCCTCATAATATTGGGCTTATTCTTGTCCAACGCTGACACGCTTTCCAAGTCTTTTCACAAATACCTGTATCACTATCCAATCCTCTATTTTCGTAATCGTAACTAACTTGGTCTAAAATAGCAATCTTTAAATCGTTCGGAATGGTTGCGTAACCTACAACATAAGTTGCCTTTAAGTTTTGAAATTGTGGTCTTTGTAATTGTGGGAACTTACCACCTACTAAAGTGTAGTCAGCAGCAACAATGGTATCTCCGTTTTGGTCTATTAAGGATGTAAAACTATTCATCGGACCATAAGGCAGCTGGAAGTGTCCATCCCAATTTGTAAACCATACAACCGCAGTCTTTGCTATTAAACTCAATCCTGTACCTACTTCAACCGCTTCCCTTGCTTGTTTAATCATCAAGGTAATTTGGTTATCATCAACATTTGTAGTAACCCTACAATACAATTTTGCCTCTGCTAATGTAACAGGCTCAACAACTGTGCCTATGTCGGTCAAAGTAAAATCAATGATAAAATTATTATATGACATACATCTTTTTTACAAATTTACAATAAATATAATAAAAAACCCCACCGATTAAGATGGGGTCTTTTTTATCTAACCTTTAAAACTATACGTTTCCTAAATCAGCATAGATTGCTGAAGTTGGTTGCATTAAGTTGATGTCCTCATAACACTCAATTCTCGCAGTAACCATATTTTGTTGGAAGTTA